CCCCAAGAACGAATGTTCAAACATTCATTTGATTAACTAAAATGAGATTTAAGAAAATGGCTAAACAATCACAATTTTTCAGAGTTGCCAAAGCTGGCGCAACCACAGACGGGCGAAAAATCAGCCCAGAATGGATTGAACAGATGGCAAAAAATTATAACCCTAAAACCTATCAAGCACGCATTAGCATTGAACATATCAAAGGCTTGCACCCGAATAGCGATTTTCGCAATATGGGCGACGTGTTAGCCCTGAAAACAGAGAAAAAAGGCAACGATTTATATTTGCTTGCGCAAATTGCCCCAACAGATGAATTAATCGCTTACACCAAAGCAAAACAGAAAAACTTTACTTCAATCGAAGTAAACCCAAGTTTTGCCGATACGGGCGAAGCCTATTTAGTCGGCTTAGCGGTAACGGATAATCCCGCAAGCCTAGGCACGGATTACTTAGAATTTGCTGCTAAGCATAGCAATGCGAATTTATACGCCGCACGCAAATCAGATCCGCAAAACCTTATCTCGGAAGCGATCGAATTTTCCGCCCAATGGCAAGAAATACCAGATCCGCAGCCGGCGCTAGATATTCAGCACTTTAATAGCCTACTGACTGAAATCCAGCAAATGCGCGCAGAAAACGCCAAAATGCGCGAAACCGTAGCTTATATTGAAGCACAATTTAAACAGCTGGAAAGCCAACCGGCAAACAATTTTAAACGCCCGCTTATAACTGGCGAACATAGCGAATACCCTTATAAATTCAGTTTTTAACAAAGGATTCAAACAATGAGAAACGAAACCCGAAACAAATTTAACGCATACCGCGAAGCGGTCGCAATGGCAAACGGTTTAACGGTATCCGATACCGATAAGAAATTTTCCGTATCGCCAAGTCTACAACAAATATTAGAAACCAAAGCACAGGAATCTTCATCATTTTTGCAAATGATCAATATTGTTCCAGTTGCAGAACAGCAAGGCGAACGCCTAGGATTAGGCGCAGCAAGCACTTTAGCCAGCACCACAGACACCAACACAACAAACCGCGAAACGCAAAATATCGCTAACATTGATAACATTACCTATCATTGTCAGCAAATTAACTATGATTCACACTTAACTTATGGGCAATTAGACCAATGGGCGAAATTCCCAGATTTTGCGGCGCGTATTGCCGAAGTGAAGCAGCAGCGTATAGCGCTTGATCGCATTATGATCGGCTTTAATGGCACAAGCCGCGCAGCAACATCAGACCGCGCAACCTATCCATTATTGCAAGATGTAGGCATTGGCTGGCTGGAAAAAATACGCACTCAAGCCCCAGAGCGTTATATGAAAGAGGTCGAAGAAAGCAGCGGAAAAATTTATATTGGTAAAGGGCAGCATTATCAAAATCTTGATGCGCTTGTTTTTTCAGCTGTAACGGATATTTTAGAGCCGTGGTTTCACGAAGATCCGCAATTGGTGGCAATTATGGGGCGTGATTTGTTGGCAGATAAATATTTCTCACTTATCAACAATAACAGCGACAAAGGCACAGAACAACTAGCCAATGATTTAATTATCAGTCAAAAACGTGTAGGCGGCTTGCCGGCTATCCGCGTTCCATCAGTACCAGCGGGAACAATCCTTATTACCCGCTTAGATAATCTTTCGATTTATTTCCAAGAAGGGGCAATGCGCCGCACCATTGTAGAAAATGCCCAACGTGATCGCGTTGAGGATTATCTTTCAAGCAATGATGCTTTTGTTGTGGAAAATTATGATTGTGTTGCTTTATTGGAAAATATCGAATTTAAGGATAAATAAGCTAATGCGACCAACACAAGCCCACGTATTAAAAATGACCGCGCTTAAAGAAAGCGCGGCTCAAAATCAAGAAGAGCTAAGGAAATTAAGCGGCTATGAAAAAATGTTACGCGTATTAGCCCGACATAAAAAAGATTTAAAATTGATTCAATCTAATGAACGCAAAGCGGCTTATAAAAAAGAGATTTTGCCGAACTATTTGCCGTGGATTGAAGGGGCATTATCCGCAGGCACAGGAAGGCAAGACGACATATTAATGACTTGCCTTGTATGGGCGATTGATTGCGAAGAATACCAGCTTGCGCTAAAAATTGCCGATTATGCGTTATTCCACGATTTACGCTTACCGGAAAATTTCAACCGCACTTTAAGCACCTTGTTAGCAGAAGAATTCAGTGATAAAGCCAAGATAGCCAAAAGTGAACAACGTCATTATTTATTGGCATACTTAAAACGCATTGCACAAATGACCAATGATCAGGATATGCCCGACCAAAGTCGCGCAAGACTTTATAAAGAAATTGGCATATTAAGCCAAGAAACCGATCCAGAAAATGCCCTTGCGCTCTTAATGCGTGCAAATGAATTAAACCCCAATTGTGGCGTGAAAACACTTGTAAAACGCTTGCAAAAACAGCTTAGCCTTTCTTAGAATAACGGCGGTATTTTAAGCAAAAATAGCGAAGTCTTTTTTGCTTAAAATAGCGTCTATTTTTTCTTTGCCCTTGTGGCGTTCTTTTAAGGCTTAATGATGAACGAATTCCCAATTTATGCTAAACAATGGTTTAGTTTAAATGCGTTGCAGCGTTTTATTAAACAGCAGCTCAACGCCGAAGTTAGCGCTAAAGACATTTTGGCAATTCTTGCACGGCATAATGTTGCCGACATTTTATTTAAGGTTAGTTATCAACGCAATGACCAGCTTTTACTTTTAGGAAATAACGCATACCATAACGAACATTTTCAAATAAAAGCCCCGCCGATATGGGGATTTGAAGCAATTACCAAGCAAACCATTTTTACCACCTTAAAGAAAAAAGAAGCCATACAGCTAAAAGCAGAGCGAACAGAACTTAGCCTACAACAGATTGACGGCAAGCCACAAATTACCGCGTTGCACGGTTTGCTTTATGTTCCCCCTTTTTCGCTTACAGAAGAGGCCTTAGCTTTCAGTGATGAAGATGCCTTACTTTTGCCCGAATATGGCCTCTATGAACTATTTGAGGGCGTGGAATTAATCGATAATGACAGCATTATCACACATCACCCCGAATTTTTATATCTTGCCTTTTCAGATCCAACCGTAGAACACACCCTTGCAATGACAGATCTTCATATCCGCCTCGATGACATTAGTCAATTAATGAATGCTTTTTCTTTAACGGATAACAAGCTAGAGGCAAGCGAACCAATCAACGAATTTAACGCCGCTAAATTGATTAAAAATAAATCGAATGAAAATGCGAATAATGGAACAGAAGAGAAAATCAAAAACAAGAAAGACTTTTACAATAAAGTGATTTTTAATGCAATCAAGCTCACCGCAGAGGCAAACCCAGAATGTGGCGGCTATCAAATAATCAAAGCCGTAATTACTGAAATGAAAGCGCGCTATAATTTAAAAGACGTTACCGATCTTTATTCAGAGCGCTATTATCTAGATAAAGCCAAAAACGAACTCAAACTAACCTTTCCAAGAAATAGCGGAAATCGAAAAACTCAAATTCACGTTATCTTAGATAGTGAATAGCCTAATAAATAATTGAACAAAGTCTATAAAATAATCGAACGGTGCAGTTTTTGCCGTTCGATTTTCTCTTTTTTGTTCGATTTTCCCCTTTTCCTAATCTCGCTAAGCTAGCCCCGAAAACACAGGCGAACAGCCAAAACAGCAAAAAACACAAAAAACAACACCATTCACAACCAAAGGGGCAGTTATGCAAGGTAATCAAATCTATTTAAGCGCCCGTGAAGTTGCCGAAAAATTAGGCATTTCACGCAGTGGAATTTATTCCCTTATCCGCTCAAGTGATTTTCCAACACCGATCAAATTTGGACGCTTGAGCCGTTGGAAAATTGCCGATATTGAACATTGGCTAAACACACAAGAACAAAAAACTTTCACAAATTAAACCGCACTTTCAAAAAATAACCCCGTGCAGGTTATGCACGGGGCAAAGGCTTAATTCTGATGAAAGTTGCTCATATCAATGACTAGATTATAAATGAAGGCAAAATGAAAAAAACGAAGGACGCATTAATATGAACAGTTATATTTTACTTCAATCACAAAACAACACAACCAAAAAACAGCAAAAAACGCTTGCACCTTTATTTAGATTGCATTATATTGAAAACGCTTTCGCAAAATCGAAAGCCAGCCGTGACAAGCTGAATATTTTACAGGCGAACAGCACGCCAAAACGTGCTTTTTTTGTTCGTAGATTTCACACACCCCAAGAAAACCGCCTAGCGGTAATTCAATCTATGATGGCGTGTAGTGGGCAACCCTTTGCGGTTGGCTGCTTTCCTGTAAAGGCAGTTTGTCACCCTGCTACACGCTATCGCCAATCCGTGACAAGTTTAGCGATAGCCCTTGAACAATTATTTACAGGACTATCAGCAATGATCTATAAATTCTTATTGCTAGGCACACGCCTACACGTTTCAACCTATGCCAAAAGCGAAGCGCACGCGCGCTATTTCTTAAACCTTTCCAAAACGCAAGCCTTATGCTTTGCCAAAATGAAAGGGGGCAACAATGAACGTTAAAATTAACAGCCAAGAACGCGCTAAACGTATTAACGATTTAATGCGCCACGATTGCCCACGACCAAGCGAAGAAACAACGCTAGACGACAAACTAGACGCACTTTCAACCCTGATAGGCTTAAATGATGCGCTTTTTTCTGTAATGGGCGATATTCTTGACGCTTACACGTTTAGCCCTGATCAGGACTTCAACCACGCAAAGCAATGCGTGCATTTTAAATTACTAACTATTGCGCAATTGTTAAACGACCATTTAACCAGCGAATTTAATCACTTTACTGATTTTTTGGTCGCGCAAAATGAGGAACAGCGCAAAGCGCAAGGGGGCAAAGATGACTAATTTTACTAAAGCTGATCTTTTAGATGAATTAATAACGATAGAATTTTTGTTTCATCAGGCAAAAGAAGCACTATCAAAAGAAGATCTTAATATTGCATTTAATGCGATTAAGGAAATTCGATCCGCAAAATATAGCAACGTTGCATTAAATGCGTATTCAAATCAGCAAATACTAAAAGAGATGATGAAAATCATAGAGCAAGAAATAAAAATCTCTACACCAGCAGAAAAGGAAACGAAGGGGGGCGATTATGTGCATTAAAAAGATAATCACTAAACGCATCACCCTACCAGATGGCACGCTTATCGAGTTTTTCGCCAATAATACGGAAGAAATGGCGCTAATGCTGCCAGAATACGCCGAACAGCTCACCCAAAAACGGGTGGCACGCTTGCAGCAGCTAAAAGAAACCCAACGCAACCAGAAAAAAGCCCGTAAAACGCGATTACAACGCCAAAAACAGGCAAGACGCAGAGCAAGGGGGCAATAATGACATACACAAAATTGCCGTTATTGGTTGTTTATTTAGCCGCACATATTCCAACGGAAAAAGCCGCCAATCGCTTAAGTCTTGGAAGGCAACCAAACAAAACAACGCCAAAACGTAAAAAACAGGCTTAGCTTAATAAAACACGCCGCCTTATTGAGTTAAGGCGGCAATCAACGCAAAAAAAGGTTAGAAATTATGATGAACGTAAACGCAAATATAGCTCAATTAAATCAAACCGTTGAGCAGTTAAAGCAACGAATCGAAATATTGGAAGCGGAAAAAACCAAAAAGCACGCGGGGCTTGATATGAACCCAAGCGCCTTATGGACGCCGAAGCATATCGCCAAATATACCGGCTTTAGTTATGGCTATGTGACTCAATACTTGCTTAAAACCGAAGATTTTCCGCCGTCTATCAATCGAATAACGCACACGAAACGACAAAGAAAACTGTATAAAGCCGGCGAAATTATTGCTTATTTTAACAAAAGGTAATTTTAAACTATCTATTTCTTAACAAGGATAATAAAAATGAAGGGCGACAAAAATCACCAAAATGAACAAAAATTATTCCAAGCACTGAAAGATTATGATCGCTATTTAAAGTTCTGCGAATGGAATAAAAAAATCATTATGCGCGATAAACTATATCAAACCAATTATTTTTATAATGGGCGTTACTGGGAAATTTTTACCGAAGATGATTTAGATTTTATTGCAATGGAATTTTTTAAGTCTTTTCATTATTCATTTAATATTTCTGAAGTTGAACGATTAAGAAAAACAATCGAAAAACATTTAGAGAAAATAGGCAAGCCTAACCTAGATTTTATTGCTTTTAATAATGGCGTAATTAATCGAAAAACAGGGGATTTTTTGCCGCATAACAAAGATTATTTTTTGCGTGCAGCAATTGATTTAGATTATTCCCTTGAAAAACATAACACACCGAATTTTAATAAATGGCTAGATTGGACAAGCCAAAATAACCCAGTCAGAAGAAAAACGCTTTTAGCCGCACTTTATATGATCTTGAGTAACTGCTATCAATGGCAATTATTCTTAGAAGTAACCGGCGTGGGCGGCAGTGGTAAAAGCGTATTTAATAAAATTGCCCTTTTTCTCGTTGGCGAACATAACGCCGCAAGCGTTTATTTGAAAGATTTAGAGAAGCCTTCAGCCAGAACAAAGCTATTAGATAAAATATTTATTTACGCACCAGATCAAGGGAAAATCGCCACAGATGGCGCAGTAATAAAAGGCTTAACCGGCGAAGACAAGCTAGGTTTTGAACCTAAATATAAGGAAGGTTTTGATGATTATGTTCGCGCCGTTTTTTTAATTACAGGTAACGAACCAATTATTTTTACAGAACATAACGGCGGAATTTCACGGCGTCGCGTGCTTTTCCATTTTGCGGATAAAGTACCAGAAAATATGAAAGATGACAATTTAACATATAAAATAAAGCAAGAAATTCCGGATATTATCACGCTATTAATTGATACATTTAAACATAATCCACAAGAAGCCAAAGAATTATTAATTGCTCAACGGGATAGCAAAGAAGCCTTACAAATAAAAATGGAAAATGATCACCTTGTACATTTTGCCTCGTTTTTTGAGATGAAAAACAAAAAAGGGGGATTGCGCCCGGGCGTTGTGGTTTCAGCAAAAAATCCTTTTCTTGCTATTTATTCTGCTTATCTTGAGTATTGTCGAATGATGGGAATAGATCGCCCAATTAATCGACGTGGCTTTATGAATATTTTCCTTGAAGCCCTAAGAACCAATGGCAACAAAGAAGTATATTTAGAAGGAACTTTAGACGGCTATAAAACAACAAATATTTATTTAAAATATCCAATTGATGAACTAAAAAGGCAATGGGAAAACTAGAACAAAAAAACAGGATAAAAGGCGGTTAAAAAACCGCCTTTTTGTTTTTTTATTGAACGTTTTTTAGTGAAAATCAGTGAGAAAAGTTCACTATTATCACTGAAATGCCAAAAATATCACTTGATTTTTTTCTTTAAATTCAATGAATTATGATGAAAGTGATAAAAGTGATGTTTTTTTTCATAAAAAATTTTTTTAAATTTTATTTGTTCTTTCTTGCTTATTTATATGCGTTTAAATTTGTTTAAATTGACTTTTATTTAATCGCTATTTAGAATCCCCACAAGCTAAGGCGAACCCGAAAAAAACACCTTTATAACTACAAAAACACATAAAATAGGCAATAATGGCGTTTCTGCTGTTCCCTCATTGTTCCCTATTTTAAATTTTAAAAATGAATAAATTAAATAAAATCAATTAGTTACTATGCAGTTGGATTTCCCCCAGCTCCACCACTGGTTATATTCATAACATTGCATAGCATTGCAAGTTATTGAAAAATATAAAAAAGACCATTTTTATTTGTTGCATAGAATTGCATTGATTGCATTTGTTTTCAAGATTGATGTAACGTTGATGTAACTTTTTAAAAAATGGCTTCACAAAACGTTACATCAATTCTATAAACCCTTATAGGACAAGGATTGATGCAACAATGGCAAAATTTGTTAAACCGTTAACAGAAACAAGAATTAAATTACTTAAACCAAAACAAACGCCGTATTCAGACGGCAATAACCTTTATTTGCACGTTTACAATGCGAATAAGAAAACATTTTTGTTTTGGTATACTGATCCCATATCTAAAAAACGGCTCAAGCGTAAAATTGGCGAACACCCCGATTTATCGCTTGAAGAAGCTAGAGAAACAACAAGACGCTATAACAAACTTATTTCTAAAGGCTTAGATCCGTTCCAGTATTTAGCAGACCAAGCAAAAGAAGAAGAAAAGCAAAAGATTACACTTTACGAATTTGCGCAAATTTGGAAAGATACAAAAATTACACGCAAAGAAAAAGCACCAAAAGCGCATATTGTTCCATTGTCAAGCCAAGCAATTTTTTTTACTTGAAGAGATTAAAAAGCATAACGGAAATAATAAATTTGTATTTTCCCACCATTCAGACCGCACCAAGCACGCAAGCAGTCAGACAACCAACAGCGTTTTAAAAAGAAATGGTTATAAAGATATTTTAACTTCTCACGGATTGCGTGCGATGGCAAGAACCTATTTAGCAGATAACGGCATAGATTACCAAGTCGCAGAAGCTTGCCTAGCTCACGTCGTAGGTAGCGGAATCAGTAGAATTTATAATCGGGCTGATTATTATGATGTATGGGAATTAAAACAACATCGTATCAGTCAAATTAAACCATTTGATTTTAGTCAAATGTCAGTAGTCTAGGATGATAGATTTTGCCGTTGAATAGCTTGACTGCCGATGGGGATTTGGTAGATTGGTAATAACGTTTAGGAGGGAATATGTTCAAAAAAGAATTTGGAATGCTTAGCTTTTTATTAGGTGAGATAAAAAGTGTTATAGTGATCTTTTTTATTTTACCTCTTATTTTTATCTCTGTTGTACTAGGCTTTTCTACAGGAGTAATTTGGAAATATCTTGTTATTTTATTTATTGGTTTGCTGATACTTGCATTCCTCATAGGGATAGTATTATTTTTCTCAAATAAGAAATGGGAAAAAGAACAGGAAGCTAAAAAGGCGGAGCAAGCAGAACGAGATAAAGTTAGGTATGTCATTATAAAATAGAAATATTAATAGCCTAAATAGATTTAATTTTGGAGATGAAAAAATGATTGATTTCATTAAATTTTGTGCCAACGTTTTCTTTTTTATGGTTAGTATATTTGGGATCATCTTTCTACTTTTTGCTGTTGACTTTATTTATATCCTTATCTTTCTTGGCATATTTTTCACGATTTTTTTAGTGCGTTTAGTGATGATGTTTATTGAGGTAGATAAACGTTATAAGAACTTGGAAAAGCAGAGAAAAGAAAAGAAACCTGTAAAATATATTATTATTAAATAAGGCTTTTGATTGTATAAATTGTATAAGAACCCGCTTAATGCGGGTTTTTTATTGGGGGCATTATGTCATTAGGTAAGTTAAATATTAATTTGAGTTTAGAAACAGCTGAGTTTCAACAAGGGCTGGATAAGTCTTCTCACCAAGCAAGAAAATTTATCAAATCATTTGAAACAGATTTAGATAGAGCTAAAAATAGTGCTAAACAATTCTCTGAACGTACAGCAAAATATTTAAATAATATAGAACGAGCAGCAATTTCAATTAATGAGAAGCGTGTTATGACAATTTCTCAGGCATTCACGAATTTAGATACACATATGGTCTTACAAGCTTGA